CCAGCTTCTCCTACTATTTCTCGTGTACTTGGAGCACCATAGGAAATATTTTCTGCTGGATCTTTTAATCCTTTTTCTAAATCAGTAACAGCTCTTCTACCATATCCTTTTCTTCGACCCCAACCATAAAATGCAGCTTCTTCACCACCTATATCGGCTGGTACTCCCATGTCTGGATTTCTTCTTATATTTTCAATAGTCTTATGAACTGCATCAGAAGAAAGATGTATATCTGCTATAGCAGCAGGACTAGGTTCTGGAACAGTAAAAGTATCACCTCGTAATATCTGTTGCATGGAACTTGCAGAAGAACCCATCGTTGGAACAGCTACTCTTTTTTCTTTAAATGGTATATCTATATCTGTATACTTACCACCCTTAACATATTGCTTTCCTCCGAATCTTCTTTGCATTTCTCTTTCTAAAGATTCTTTACTTGCCCTTAACTCTAGTAGTTCTTCAGCATCTTCTGCTGGATCTAATGATCTCATTCTTCTATTAATCTCAGCTAAAGTAAGTCCTAATTGATCAGTAACATCTGTACTACCTGACAACGATTGAGGTGTTATATAGTCTACTTCAGGATATAAAGCCTCTTGAGCTGACTTAGCTGCAACTTCTTCTTGAACACTTCTAACTTCTTCTGGTGTTAAATCTTTTTCTTTTACTCCTAAATGTCTAAGTCTATCTCTGTATATTCGTTCCAGACCCGGTGACCAAATTAATTCTTCTCCAACTGGATTTCCACGAACATCTACTCCACTTCCCCGTTGTGCTCTAGGTTGATCTGCTGCTCTACTCCAAGCACTTCTAGCTTGTCTAAAATTAGGATCTGCAAGTACTACTTCTGGTGAAGGCTCAAAATCTAAACCTAGATCATCTCCTGTTTTTTCTACAGCTAATTCAGTTTTCTTAACATCTTGAGGATCAAATTCAAAACCACTTTCAGCTTGCTCTCTTCTAAGTGCTTCAAGTTCATCAGCTCGTAGTGTACCAATAGAAGGAGCAGTCTTATTGATATCAGAACTAGCACCTCCTACTCGTCTTATCTCTCTCCTAGCTCTTGCCCTAGCTTCTTCTACATCAAACTGTCTTGGATCTTTTGGAGGTTCCTTTGACTTTCTTAATCTTCGTAGTTCTGCTGAATGCTTTCCTGCTTGCAAAGGAGTAAGTATTTTTCCCATTCCTTCTCTAGTTTCACCAAATCCTAATCTAATTTTTGCTATAGCTGAAAGAGTACGAAATTCTTTAGGCCAAGGTGGAAGACCAGCCTCTTCCCATTTTACAGGATTTATATATCCTTCTCTTATAGCCTGTTTAATTATTCTTTCATTAGTAAGATTCTCAGTAAACTCTGTTAAATTTCGTCTAGCAGGTCCAGTTCTTCGTAGATTTTCTAAGGCAGAAGCAGCTTGTCTTGCTTGGAATAGATCACTTTTTAATTTTCCAGTAATAGGAATATTAGGATTAAATCCAGTTCGTTCTCTTCGTTCTGCTTCTTCTAGTGCTCGTAATTCTTTTAGAGGTGCTACATATGTTTCTTTAAATTTTTTCTTAAATTCTGGATCATCTGTTTTTTTACCATGTGCTCTTCTTTTTTCTCGTGTCTCTGTTGCTGCTGCCCTTCTTTTTATTTCTGCTTCTTTCTTTAGTCCTTTAGTTAAACCTTCTGCTCCCTCTTCAACCCATTTATCTATTGAAGCATAGCCTTGTCCACGAGCTATCTGCTCTAGACTTTCTTCAGAAGTTTCATTTAATACTCTTTTTAAAAGAGTTTTAATAAGAGGAGAAGCCATATTCTTACCTATTCATATAAACTGGCAACAAATTTACTACCAGATGAAAGTTTTACTTTACCACCTTTACGTTTCTTTACTGTTCCACCTTTACGTTTCTTCTTTGGTCCTTGGTCCTGTAATGCTGCTGCTCCTGTTTGTGGATTTCCTAAAATTTCTTCTCTTCGTTTTTTATTTCTTGCTTTTTCTTCCTCAGATATTGTAGGTGTACGTGGCTTTCTACGATCTCTGTCAGCTAATATTTTCTTTTCTAAAGCAGTTAGAGAACCTTTAGCTAAACGTCCTTCTTCAATATGTTTTCTTTTAGCCACAGGCCAATCAGCATCATATGAGACTGTTCCTATTGGACCCATTGGGCCTAAATCCTGATATACTTCATAATCATATTTCTTCTTCTTCATCTTTTTACTACGAGGATTATAAGGACCGGGAGTACCTTTAAAGTCTGGATCATCTTCCCATCTGTGTCTATCTATATTAATCTTTTTTACTGTAGTTCCCTTACCAGTTTTCTTAGCATAACCACCTCTACGTCTACGAATTGTTTTTGAAGTATCAGATCGACTAACCATTATTGTCCTCCTTGCATAACAGGATTAGGACCACCCACTGGATTACGTGGAGTCTCCATATCATCCTGCCTCATTCTACGAGCTTGATTTCTAAGTGCATCAATTGAATTTTGATAACTACTTTCCCATGCTGGTATAACTGTCCAGCTCTTTGTAAATTTTGCAGACTCTATCATACAAGCATTAAATAATGCATTGTAGGCAAACTCACTAAAGTAGTTAGATGTTGTTGCACTTGTTCCTGTTGCAGAAGATAAAGGAATAGGTCTACGAGTATATTGTATTTCTCCTGCTACAGCAGAGGCAGGAGTTGGTACTATGTAAATGGATGTATTATTCTTACGTGCATAGTAACGTGGGGTGCCTACAGATGCACTGGCATAAGGCCAATAGTCTATGGCATATTCATATGTTCTTTGTAATAGAGTGGTAATATTAGAAGAAGCACTGGTTTTAAAATTTACATTCCTTACGACAAGTGTATCGGCAGGTAAACTTACTGTTGGATTACTGGCAGTAAAGGAGAAAGTGGCAAAGTTATCCAGACCGGGATCATCTAGTTCTTTCACCAGACGATCTTCTGCCTTCTCTACAAACTTAGAGATTTGCTCCTCATATTCTGAGGAATCATTCTCTGCTGTATTAATTAGATCCGTTTTAAGGAATGCATAATTAGGCATGGGCTTATCCTAATATGGCAGTTACAGGTCCAGCATCAGGTGCAGATACAGTTACCTTACCATATACGGCTACACCAGTTTCTCCTAAATATGTATCAATTACTCCATTTGCCTGAATAGCTAGTCGAATAGCTGTTCCCTGTGCAGTCTTATTTGTAATTTGCTGCTCACCTATTACTTCAATCATTCCTGATACAGTTGCCGTAGCATGAATAGCCACTATACGAGTAGTTGTACCATCAGCACCTACTGTTGCTCCTGTATCTACCCTTTTTAGTGGGCCACTTCCTGCTGTTGCCATTGCAACTATTAAATTTGTAGCCATGTTATTCTCCTTTATTAAACTTTACCACCAGCTTTATAGCCGTACATTATCTTCTTTGTCTTAGACTTAGACTTTTTCTTCTTCTTCTTTTTAACTTTACCACCTTTACGTTTCTCTTCTGTAGCAGCTTTAAGTCCTCGTCTTTCAGACTCAGTTAATTCTGATATAGCTGTACTTAATGCATGATCAAGAGCATCTATGTGCATATGTGTCGATAAGGTTTTCAAAGGTAATTTTAAAATAGGTTTATCTTTTTTATCAGCCATATCTAATCTCCCTACACTTTACCACCAGCTTTATAGCCGACCATTATCTTACCTTTTCTATTTGGCTTTGAACGAGGCCGATAAGGTTTTCCTTTTCCAGAAGGTCGTTTAGGTACAGCTTTATTTACAGAACCACCACCACGTTTACGAGATACTTTTCCAC